ATGAACCGCCAGTGTTTCCAAGAGCTTCAGCTTCTGCAGTAGTCATACCAGAAGCAGCAAGATCAGTAACACGTGCGCCAGCAGAATCAGCAACTTCCCAACCAGAACCATCAGCTTGCTTAACAGCGCCGGTGCCAGAGAAACCGGTAGCAGCTTCGCCAAACAATGCTTCTGGAGCACCAGTTGAACCAGCACCATAACGTGACTTCATAGAGAAGATCAAGCCAGTTGGGCCAGACATTGGCTGAACGCCACAAACGTCATATGCAATCAAGTTAGGCATTGCACGACGAACCAAAGAGATCAATACTGGATCCCAACGGCCAACAGAACCAGTGTTGTTGCCAGCAGTTTCAGTAATGAAGCCAGACTCTTGTGAGCGTTGCTCAGCCATAGCCATTTCTTGGTTTTCCAACATAACGGCAGTAACTGCACGACGCTGTTGATCTTTGATTGTACCAGCGCTTTCTTCGTTAAGTACTGGAGACCATTTTTCGATTAGAGTATCAAATGATTTCATTTTAATGAATCCTTATTTTTTAGAGGTTTTTCTTAGAGTAGAGATATAGTGCTGCATAGAAGAAGATACTTCGACTTCAGCGTCGGTGTCTTCAAGTACAGTTTCTTTCTCAACGATTTCTTTAGAGAAGTAAGATTCTTTGATAGTAGCAACACGCTTAGCGAAAGCTTCTTCGCTATCAAAATCAATTGATTCTACCAATCCCTTCAACTTCTCAGTCTGTGTGTCAGCTAGGTCGCGACATGCTTCAGAGATAATAGAGTTACGCTTGTAAGTCTCTAACTCTTCAGTCATTGCAATAACAGTACCGGTAGTTGTATTAAGCTTTTCTTCTAACTCAACTACTTGTTCTGCCAATTCGTCGACTAGGTCAACTTTAGTTTCTGGTACTTCGATATACGATTCAACGAATACGTCTTTCAACTTAGTCATGAAGTTTTCAGCGATTTCAGTACGGAGACCGGCCTGAATTGCAACTTTATTATCTTCCATCCAAGTTTCAACGACGTAGTTCAAGTATGAATCTACAGACGTAACCAAATTTTCTTTAATTGAAGCAACTTCTTCAGCAAGTTCTTCTTTATATTGCTCTTCCAAGCGGCTAACTTCTTCAGTTAACTTCGACTTGACGGCATTATCAAAAAGGATTGCAGTTTTTTCTTTAAACTCTTCAGAAAGAGTAGCTTCATTTTCAACCATTGCTTCAAGTGCAGAAGTAGTATCTACTGCCTTTTCCGCAACAACAACTGGCTCAACATCCAAACCTTCACATACTTTTGCATATGCAGCTGTAAGGGTTTCTTTGTTCATCTTGTTCATAGACGCATACATGGCATTAATCATACCAGCTTTAGTCTTAGGCAAGTTTGTTTTAGTTGTTGCTTTGGCTGCCTTATCAACAGAAGCAATAGATTCGTCTTCGCTAGGTGCTTTGACTTCTACGCCTTTGCCTTTAGGCTGTTCAGCTTCTTCGAGAGTTTCCTCCACGATATCGTTAATATCTTCATCGTGAAGTTCAACGTCGACTTTAGTTTGTTCAGTCATAATTGACTCCTATATTTTAGATTTGATTAACGAGAGGAAATTCTTAAACTCACGAATCTGCACTTCTGGACGATGCGCAATAGTTGCTTGTTTGATTTCAGTCTCCATCTCTTCAATTACTTGAGGCTCTAAAATTCCGTTATTCCAAACCCAGTCTACACCTTCCATAATACCATTAACAAAAGCATTTGGTGCACTTGGATCTTGTACAATATCAACTGTACTAAGAATAAAATCATCTTTGACATACATGATGCCGTTTCTGCTCTCAAGACTTCCCATACCACGAGTTGACACTCCTAACTGTACACCACCTTCGAGAAGACCTTTTACAATCCTACCCATTGGAGTATCCAGTATTTGTGCCCTTCCGACAACATCATTGCCTTCTAAACGAAGGTCAGTAATGAGGTGCGAAACTTTATCCAAGTTAACAGTTGGGCCTTCCGGATGATTTAACTCACCGACAGCACGCTTCTTGCTAACTTGTTCTGCAACATATTTGCCGACTGCCTTTTCCATAATGGCTTTAGGGTAGATTCGGCCGTTGCGATTCTTTTTGTCTGCTTGTGCAAAAACTCCTTCAATGACATATGACTTTTCGCCATTGTCTTTAGCTTCTACAATACAAACAACTTCTTGGTGTTCGTTAAACTCAGTAATCAATTTCATTATAGCTTACCGCCTAATTCTTTTACCGTTGTCTTGAGTGCTTTCATAGCTTCACCTTCAGACTTAAACGTATCGAGCTTATCGCCATCGATAATAACTGTAAATCCCTTTGCAGATTTGGTGACACTGACATTAACGTTCTTAATAGAACCTCCAGCCTTTGCCTTAAAAACCACATCACCAGCAGGATTAGTAGCTTCCCTAATTTCTTTAAAAGATTTCACAATTGCCTCTTTTAATTAGTATTTATACAAATTGAATACTACAGTTTAAAATTAATTTATTCGTCGTCTTCTTCGTCGTCGTCTTCGACATCGTCGAATTCTTCTAAAGCAGCTTCCAGATCTTCTACATCATGACTACCAGCAACGCCGTCATATACGTCTTGTGCAACATTCATTTTTTCGGCTTCTAGTGCCTGAGATACTTTATCTGCCATTAAATCGGCAAATGCTTTTTCAGCATCGTTGTACTCTTTATTATTAACTGCATCAATAAACGCATCAATACCAAATTCAGTGCTCATTTACAACTCTCCTATAATTCAATCTATTATATATCTTCTTCGTTCGAGTCTCCACCGGCAGCATTTTCGGCTTCAACTTGTTTCTTCATTTCTTCAATATCATCATCACCAAATCTCATGATGTTTTTCAATACCCACTCTCTAGAGAAGTATTCGCCAACATACTGTGAAACTTGATCCATAGTCTGAAGTCTTTCTCTCAATATTTCAGATTCTTTTAATTCAGTGAAATGGTTATCACGGATAAAATCAACATTGATATCGTTTTTCCATTTTTCCCAATCTTGTTCGGTAATAATGGACTTTAAAAGCAATTGTTTCTTTAATATTCCTAAAAACAAATTACTGAATTTCTTACGAAGTCTATCAATAAACTTCTGGAACTTTACTTCGTCCCTTGTAATTTCTGTGGCACGACCAAGACTAAAGGTATTTTCCTGTTCCAATCTTCCTGATGGAACATTGAGAGATCTGTATACTTTCTTTTGAAAATATACGATGTCGTCAATTTGACCTAAGTTTTCACCGCCAGGCAATGTGCTTATTTCTGTTCCACGGCCGCCTTCTCTACGCGGTAACCAGAAATCTTCTAGCATAGACATATGCTTCCGGTCGTCTTTCATTTCTCCGGTGCTAGCATCATATACTAGTTTATTTCTATAACGAGTCATAATATCTTTCATATGCTCTTCGGCTTTACCCTTAGGCAAATTACCTACGTCTATATAAAAGATTCTTCGTTCAGGAGCTCGAGCAAGACGGTAGATTACCAAAGAATCTTCCATCATGCGGAGTTGATTAATAGGCTTAATAGCCTTATGCAGATATGAGATAACTTTTTTCTTATCAGTGTCTAATAGACCTGATGTAACATAAGAAATAGAGTCAGGAGTTATGCGGATACCTTGTGGTTGACCTTGCTTTTCTTGATAAATGTAAAACTCATTAATTTTATCAACTACTTTAGCGCCGGTAACCGGATCCTTTTTGTGTTCTACTTCGCGAACTTTACGAATTTTCGTAGAGTCTACTGGCCGGATTTCTTGAATACCAGCCTTGAGGTTGCTTTCATTCACAACCAAGTGATGATAGATACGTCCATCAATATACCAGTTACGGAATATATCATGACCGTGATCAGAAAAATTAAGCATAGAACAAATCTCATCAAATTCTTCTTGCATCGTTTTTCTGATGCTATCTGACAAGTCTTCGATCTTATCTAAATCTAGAGTTACTGATGATTCTAATTCTGATGCTACAATAGCTTCATTAACAATATCTTCAATTGCAGCATCTACTTCCGGATGCTCCGCAATACCACGATACTTTTTAATAAGCTGATGGTTATCTTTAGCAGTATCTCCATTAAAATCAATATATTGGCCAAAGTGAGAACCTGACGCAGTTACGTAACCTGCACCATCTTCATCAATCGTGGGTACTATAGATTTTAATTTCTTTTCTTCAGCCCGTGCCGGTTTTGATCGTGTTATTTCAAAACCAAACAACTTGATGCCGTTGTTATTATCTGCCATTTAGTCCAAATTCCTATAATAAAAATGCAGAGGGACCAATGTGATCCCTCTGTATAGTATACTTATATCAACTTTAACTCGTTGTATCTGATTCCCAGTACTGGACTTGGAACTCTACTGTAAACTCTTCTAGAGTATCAACAGTATCGTAACTAAGTTCAATAGCACTTAGATTAGTTGGGAAACATCCACGGAAGTTATAAGTTTTAAGTACTGAACCGTCTTTATCCAATTGTTCAACAAACAAATCTGCTTGGTAATCAATAGGATCGGTTAAACCGGTATTTGCACTATGTGCATTAATACCATTCATCCAACGCTCCATTGCATTACGCGTACTGAAGTCAGTATCGTTAATAATTGTAGGAGACCAAACCTCAAATGTACGGTCTCCAGCAATCTTCAGCGTACGTCCACGAAAAGGAACTTCAATAAAGCCCATGACTGATGCTGGCAACTGTGCTGCTTTACATAGAAAAGAAGTCAATTCGACGTCTCCACCAGCATAAGCAGGGAAGTTCAGGGTAGCTCTAAAAAGGTTCGGGCGTGCGCCACCACCTTTTAATTTTGATTTAAAATCATCTACTCTTAGTGACATTATATAATCTCCTTATACTGTGCCAACTACTTCTTCAAATTCTATACCAGTTCTAACTGCTATAAAGTTTAAAGTTACGTAGTTGATTGAACGTGCTGGCTTAATAAAGATAGAAGCAACAAATTCGTTACGGTCGATAACTGCCCCAGTGTTATTTGTTTCATCACAAACAACTTTGAAGTCGGTAATACCACGACGACCTTTGATTTCTCTCAATACTGGTTCAACGATATTAACAAATTCAGCACGAGTAAACTCGTCGTTAAATTCGAACATTACGTTTTTACCAGCTTGACCGATAACTCGCTCAATGGTCAAGAACAATCGACGTACGTTAATACGGTCAAACGCTGATGGACGCAATTGGTGAGTCTTATCGCCGAACAAGATAACTCCTTGACCAGGAATGTTTGCAATTGGGTTAACTGCTGAACGGTAAAGAGTGTCTCTTTGAGATTTTGTAGGGTTACTTGCTAAATCGGTAACGCCTAAATATTGTCCACGTCTCTGACCTGCAGGAGAGAACCATGGTGCAGACACTTTATCAGTTGCAGCCATAACGCCTGCAGTTGAAGAAGCGGCTGGGATGAAGATATAGTTATCATTATACTTGTCAAACACTTTAATAAAGTTGTTATCAACTACTAAGTATGATGTTGGAGTTAATGTATCCGCGAACGCTACTGTATCTGTTACTTGGTTAGAAACATTACCGACAATCGCTGCTCTGTTAGGAGAAGCAACTGCAATACAGTCTTTACGATCTACAGCAATACCAGTTACATGATTAACTAGTGCTGTAGCATCTGCAGCAAGTACTTGCTGAGGACAAATTAGGAAATCAACAATCACCTGATCAGCATCTTCAAATTGACTAAATGCACCAATATATGTACCTAAAGTTAATGCGCTAGATTCAACGCCACCTTTAAGATCCATTGTTGAAAGTGCGTTAGTCCAACCAGAGATTGCAAAATCAACTGGACTGTCTGCAGAAGTTACTGAACCAATAAGAGTACCAAGATCTTCATATGCACTGCCGAACGCATTATCATCACCGAAGTAAGCATTCCAAATAAAGGCTGATCCATTGTTCAATACGTCAGAAACGTAATTAGGTGAACCATCTGGAGTCACTGCGCCTTTTGCCATAGAGACATATGGGAATACTTCTAAGATTCCGCCTGGGTTACCAGTGAAATGACCTAAGCGGTCGATAACTACTACGTGCATTTCATCATTTGAACCGCCATGAGCAGCAGCCCAGGCAGATGTTGATGGAGCACCATCGAATGCATTCTTCCAAGCCCAAGTGGAGAAAGTTCCACCAGCTGGACAGAATGACACAGAAAGGGAGTTTCCTAATGAGCCAGGGTATTTGGCAACAAAAGAACCGATTTTTACACCTGATTCTCCCATACCAACCTTGCTCTGATCCCAATCATTTCGGTTATCAATAGCCGCTGCGTCAGTTGTCAAAGAAACCGTTGCAGAGTGTGCGTTAAGACCGCCGTTGTTACCGCGGACAATGTATAAAGCATCTGAGTACTTTAAAAAATATGCTGCAGAATGAAAATCTACTGCAGTTGATTCGTTAGGAGCAGCAAAAAGGCTAATTAGTTCAGATTCACCTGATACTAAAGTGCGTTGATTTGCTGGACCCCAACGGAAGTTGCCTACAGTTGCTCCAGTAGAAGTGCTAACATTTGGCGCTACGCCAGTTAGGTCAATTTCTCTGATAGTTACTGCAGGAGACTGTGATGGTGTTGAGAATGCCATAACTTTTTCCTTTTTCGTTAGCGAATAATAAGCAACATAATACGGATAATATCTTCAATACTAGTATTTATACAAACTTAATTCTTAGTATTACCAGCCTTCGTCGCCGCTCGGATTGAATCCAATATTATGCCAGCCATCTCCCCAATTAGTATCTTGGTTTTCTATCTGGTCTATATAATCCAATCCATTGTCAATGATACCAAATGGCGGAACATCTTGCTCAATCTGCAACATTTTATCATGAAACATCATTTGCTTAAGATCAATATTGGTCATATCAGTAAAAAACTGAGTTGATACAAAATATCCAAACATTACTAGGTTCATCATGAGATCGTCATGATTGCCGTTAGATGCTTCATATGAAGTTCCACTTGCAACAAACGTCGAAATCTCTAATACTGTCTGTTCGTCAAATATATCTAATTTACTATTTTCTAGTATATCTTTAATTGCAGAACAACCAATACGTTTAACTTTACGAGTCATTTCAATACCTAAAGCATTGGCTTTGATTGCCGATTCAGTATGAAGATTATCGTATTCTAAATCATAATATAAACCATTACATACCACTTGTCCCTGATCATTTGCTTCTACAACCACGTATGCTGTGTTGTAGAGATTCGCGTACTTATATATAATATTAGGGTAAAGTATGGGCGAAATAGTATTATTGCGATATACCGCGACTTGTTTAAAAGGTCGGGCCGTAATATCGATGACGTTAAACGTCGAATAGTCCTGTCCTCTACCTCTTGCTACATCAACTAGCACAATATACTCATGATCTTCTTTAGGATCTTCGTATATTAAACAACTACCACTCTCTAAAGATCGTTGGTATGGTCTAGCTCTAAGTTTAAGTAGAGTTTCACCATTAATTAGAGTATTACCTGTTCCTACAAACGTGTTACAAAATTCTTGGTCGAATTGCATCTGAGAAGTATTTGCAATAGTCTGTAGTTTCCATGCCTCATCTCTTCCAGGAACATCCCACCAGTTAACTTCAAATGGTTTATATTCGTTTGTGCCTTGTTGTGCTCCAGTCCATAATTTTTCAAATGTATTTCCTATACCATTGGCAGTAGACGTAATAATAACTTTTGTATTTTTACCGGACGAAACTACTGGATATGTGGAGGTATAAAACTGCGCATCATTTTCTACGAACGCAAATTCGTCTAAAAACAGTAAGTTAACAGACATACCACGAATAGATGAACCTGAGGTTGCTGCTGCAATAATCCTAGAATTATTACTAAACTCAATACTACCTTTGTTTAGAGCTTTACAACCAGGTTGCAAAAAGAATGGAAGATTTTCTAACATCAAAGTAACACGAGCAAGCATCTCTCTAGATGTTGCCCCTTTGTTTGCTAGAACTGCAATAGTTTTTTCTGGATGGAATATTGCATACCACAGAAGATATGCAACAGAGCTTATTGATTTACCTGACTGACGACACGCCAATACGATAGAAAATCGATTGTCGTTAAAATGGTTAAACATCTTCTCCTGATAATCGTACAAATCAAAATGTACTAAACCTCTATCAAGTGATATAATTTTTACATAGGTACGCGCAAAATATGCAGGATTTTCCATGCATTTTTTGTATTCTAGTAACTTAGCTTTAGTCCAAGGTTCCTGAATGCCATCACGCTTGACATTCGGATTTCCTAAGTAGGTCGAGCCAGCTACTTTTGAAGGATCATCAATCCTTGTCGACGACGTCTGTACTGTCACTTATATCAATCACTTTTTCTTCATGTGCTACTTGTGCTAGCATTCTCTGCAAGTCTGTAGTAGAACCTATAAAAACATTATTATTTGTTACTCCTCCTGCTGGTAACGCCGGAGTTGCAACTTCATCTTTTCTATTAATTTCTTTATGTTTCTTATTAAGATCCATAAGCTTATCGTTAACATCTGCAATGCCTTTAATCATACCAGACAATACTTCGAACGCGCGCGGATGTTCACTTTCGCGAGCAACTTCAATCATTAATTCAAGGGATTCTCTTCCCTTTTCAATTAAATCATAATACGTTTCTCGAGAATAGTCGTAATCGCTTTCTATATTTCGATTTTTATCAGAGCTCATTTCTGTCACTATCCAAATACTTTATACTAAATCCATAATCTTCATCAGGGCTTACGCCAACCGGTGTTGGTGTAATATTTATAGTATTAACAAGTGTCGTAGAAATAGGATCTAAGATCAAATTCATATTCGAATTAACTTCTCTGATAATCGACCCAGTACGATCCGGACCATAAAAGTTAATTTTCATTTGAAAATCTAAAGTATAAACGATAGTTCTTCTTTGCTCTAGAGAACCTTCATAGTCATCAGAGAAAGTAACACTTTGCAAAGTAATGGGTACGTCTTCCTTGACGTCTGGATAGTCCATGAAAGGTTTAACAGTTAAGTTATACTGTGGAGCAAAATACGGCAATATTTGTTCTACGATCTGTAGAGCATCGTCCTGAGTTTTTGCATACACATTAAGTTGAAACTGCATATTATACGGCACACCAGTAAAAATCTTACGAGACTTATTCACATCTCCGGAGATAGTTTGCTGGAATGCATTAATTTTAGGAAGTTGTCTGGTAGGATCATATGACATATCAGTAATTTCAAATGACATACGAGGCAACTTCATGGCGACACGGCGTTCTGCTTCTTCACCGTTAGCCATTTCTGTTAAACGTTCTATAAAATTTCTTTTAGGCGCATACGACAATGGTACCTTGACCTGAGAAATTACCTCACCGGCAGCATTTGTTCTTAAAACATGAATGTCGTTAAACAATGAACCAAATATTGATACACTGGTTCGTACCCTTTTATTATAAAAATATTTTCCAAACATTATATTGGATCTCCGAATGGATTTTGCTCGCTAAAATCTAAGAAATCTGATGCAAAATCTGAGAATATTTCATTTTGAGATTCGACCTGAATATCTTGTATTTCTTCGATAGCAACTGGTATCCAGGTTGCAGTATCTGTCGACACCACGACCTCAGTCATCCATTCGTGGAATTTGCCGTCAGTAGCTCCATTGTGCACTATAGTCAATTCTAAAGTATCACTATTCCACTCACTGACTTCACCCTTCATAGTATAAGAACCATTACTTTGGGTAACAGTCTGACCAGTAAAGAAGCTACCGCCAGCAGCTGGTGCTGCCACTGTAACACTCGGTGCCGAATTATATAACAGACCTTGATTAGTTATCTCACCGCCAACTACTTGACCCCCAGTGATGTCTACTGTTACCTCTGCGGTAGTTCCATTATAATGTTCAAGATGCGCGTCTTTAGCATCTGGTTCAAATTCTGTAATAGGAATAATTAGATCCCCTAAACCATCAAGTCTAGGAGTTAGTAATGTCGCAAAATCACCGACCTGCGCTCTAAATTCGTCAATATAACCTTTAAATGCATTCCAAGAAATACCATCTACGGTTCTAGCAGCGTTAGCTCCTAATGCAAATCCGGATAGAGTAAAGAAGTCATTTGTAAATGGCATTGTAATAGTATCAGACAAAGAACCATTTATGAATATTTTTATGTCAGTGCCTTCAGTGAAAAATGCAATATGTTGCCACAATCCCAGTGTAACTTGCGCTGCGGTAAGTGTAATAGTAGATGCACCACCATTATCATACGAACTGTATCCAATATATCCATTTTCATCAATACCAATGAGCAACATTTTTGCTAACTCATTATCTTGATTACCACCAGTTACGAAAAATATATCTTGTTCTCCCGGTGCTGGGAATACTGCAGGTAAAGCAAAAAATTCAATAGATCCGTTTGGACCTAAAAGATCGTACTGATCATCTTCACCTCGACCTTTTAGAACACTCAATGAACTATTACCAAATACTCGTTCTAATTCTGGTTCAGGAGCAGTAAGTGTAACGGTCGGAGGAGTAGTGTAACCTACACCAGGATTAACAATATTAAGATCAACGACTCTACCTAAATAGTCAATCTCTGCAGTAAGCTGTGCAGTAAACTGCGAAGCGAGCGCCATAGTAAGTTTATACTTAAAGGCAGATTCTGCTTCAACAACGTCGATACCGTCAATACCAGTATCGAAATCTTCATCACTATATTCAAACAATTCGCACTGAAGTCTAAAGGTAGGCAACTGGCTCAATTGATAGAAAGGAGTTTCAGTCTCAACTTTCATAATCTGGAATATAGATTGTGACATAGGAAGGAATATGAGATCTCCTTCTCTAGGTCTAAATTTCTGGGCTTCTAAATAATCGCCAATAAGATTTCGCCATCTTTTGCGAGCAACTATAAATGTTGCCTGATCTCGTAATTCGATGCCAAACTTAGTAAACATGTCTCCTTCACCGTCAAATCCGCCGGTGTTTTCAACATACATTTCAATCTTATAAGAATCTGAGAAACGAGAAGGTACATCATCAAGAAAGATTTGATCTTTATTAACAATTTCTCGTGGGAGATAATACACATCTTGGCCGTAAAATTGTATTGATTCAATGATCAGATCTTCATACAAATTTTGTTCTGGCCGATGTGCTTGACTTATATAACGATTAGTTGCCATTATTTACCCAACAAAGAAAAGTGGACCGACGTCCTCTTCTTCTTTAAACTTTTCCATGATTAATGCAATATCAGCTAATGCATCTTCGTACATTTGACGTGCATTAATAGTAACTCCGCCAGGAAGCTGCATACCGTCAAATTTAATTAAATTCATTCCCCACTGTCTTTTAATAAGAGCAGTAGTATAAGACTTAATAAACTTATGGTTCCACAATGAATTATAATCATTCACTGAACTAGGAGTACGTACTCCGTATACTTCGAAAACCACGAAGTGACCAACAGTTAATTTTTCCTTTGATACAAAAAAGTTTATTCTATTGTGCTGTCGATCAAAAGTAATTTCCGGAGTACCTGATAACTTTAAATCTAGCAATGATAAATGCTGTTGCATCTGCTCATAATATGCCATATCGCCGGCATAATTTTGTAAGTCAGTTACATCATTCAGCATCATTTGATATTTTATATCAAAGAAATTGACCTGACCTGCAACAGTATTTAATGGCATCATTCTTACGACTGTAAAAAGATCCTCTTCAAATGTAATATAACCATTATCAATGTCAGCCTGAGTCAATTGATGTTTAAGATAATAACGACGATTACCATCCGGGTGATGTTCACGGAACCACTGTAAAGCTTCGTCTACGCGATCATCGAGTTGGTCATCGTCAATATTAACTTCAACTACCGGATGCCCTAGGGCTCTTAGGCAGTAGTCCATTAAATCGTCTCTAGTATTTGGTGACATTATTGGTTAATCCTCTAATTCAGAAAGTGCCTACCACCAAAATCGATGGTAGGCATTTCTTATTTATACATCTATTTATTAGTTAACAACTGTACCACTAATATCATAAATGTCGATACGGAAGTAAGCTGGAAGCTGTCCGCCTAGTTTCAAAGAATTATCTGCAGTAACAGCAGAAGTAACTTTAACACCAGGTTGAATTGCCGTTGCAGCTAAAGCACCTTGTGCAGCAGTAGCATAAGATGAAATTGCCGTTGTTGCAATATTACCTAAACCTAAGTTTGCTCTTGCCGTAGCAGCATCTGTTAGATCGCTTAAGTTTGAAGCCTTGCTCAACTTAGTACCAATAGAAGTGGTAACAGTTGACGCAAAGTTTGCATCATCACCTAATGCTGCAGCTAACTCGTTAAGAGTATTCAAAGTACCTGGCGCAGCGTCTACTAATGAAGCAACCGCACTATCAGTATAAGAATTTGCAGAAGTGATTGCAGCAGCTTGAGCAGCATTAGCTTTAGTCGTTGCATCTGTCGCAGCAGCGGTCTGAGCATTATTTGCTTTAGTTGTTGCGTCAGCAGAAGCAGTAGAGATCGCTTCTCCTTTGGCAGTTGCAACTTGAGCGGTCGTAGCAAAAGAAGCAATTGCGGCAGGTTGTACTGCTGTATCTGCTTTAGCGCCTTGAGCTGCGGTTGCAAAAGTACTAGAAGCAACATATGCAGCAGAACCAAGAGCACCTGGCTGTACAGCAGTATCCGCTTTACCACCTTGTGCGGCAGTTGCAAACGTACTAGTATTAACGTACGCGGCAGTACCTAAATCAGCAGGTTGAATTGCTGATGCTGCCAAAGTACCTTGTGCTGATGTTGCGTAAGCAGTAGAAGCCGTAGTTGCAGCAGTACCTAGTCCTAAAGTAGTTCTAGCGGCGGCGGCACTTAAGTCATCTACTAATGTCAAGCCAAACGCGCTAACAGCAGAAGCATTTAACTTGGTAGCAATGCTATTAGTAACAGTAGTTGAGAAACTTGCGTCATCGCCTAATGCTGCAGCTAACTCATTAAGAGTATCTAGAGCACCAGGAGCAGCGTCTACTAATGCAGAAACTTTAGTATCTGTATAAGCTTTGGCTGCGTCAGCTTTAGTGGTTGCGTCCGTGGCTGCGGCGGCAATAGCTGCAGCTTGAGCAGCATTAGCTTTAGTCGTCGCATCGGTAGCGGCTGCAGCGATTGCTTGGGCTTTAGCAGAGTTAGCTTTAGTCGTTGCGTCTGCTGCAGCAGTAGTGATTGCATCAGCTTCAGCAGCATCTGCTTTAGTGGTCGCATCTAATGCAGCAGCAGCAATTGCTTGGGATTTAGCAGTCGCAACATCTGTTGTTTCTGCCATATTAGCAATAGCTGCCGGTTGTACTGCCGTATCTGCCAAAGCACCCTGAGCTGCGGTTGCAAACGTACCAGAAGATAGAGTTGCTGCAGTACCAAGACCGAGGTTAGCTCGTGCCAAACTTGCACTAGTAAGATCGCTCAAGTTGGCAGATTTAATTAATCTGTCTCCAATAGCAGTAGCAGTAGAAACAGCAAAATCTGCGTCATTACCTAATGCAGCAGAAAGCTCGGCTAAAGTATCCAAAGCACCTGGAGCACCTGCTACTAATGCAGAAACTTTAGTATCTGTATAAGTCTTGGCGGTATTTAATGCAGTAGTTGCTTTAGTACTAGCATCTGTTGCTGCAGCGGTAATAGCGGCAGCCTCAGCGGCATCGGCCTTAGTTGTTGCATCAGCTGCGGCTGCAGATATTGCTTGCGCTTTAGCGTCTGCTACGTTAGTAACTGTTGCCATACTTGCGATGGCTGCTGGTTGTACAGCAGTATCTGCTTTAGCACCTTGAGCCGCAGTTGCATAGTTAGCCAAAGTTGCTGGCTGTACCGCGGTATCTGCTTTAGCACCCTGAGCTGCTGTCGCACCGCCGATATTTGCAAGAGCGGTAGGAGCATCAGCAACATCAGACAAGTTTGAAGCTATACTTAGTTTAGTACCTACAGAAGTAGCAATAGTCGTAGCAAAGTTTGCATCATCTCCCAATGCTGCTGCCAACTCGTTAAGAGTATTTAGCGTTCCTGGGGCAGAGTCAACCAATCCTGCAACTTTAGTATCAGCATAAGACTTAGCGTTAGTTTCAGCGGCATTAGCTTTAGTTGTTGCATCTGCAGCAGCGGCAGAGATAGCTTCTGCTTTAGCTGTAGCGACATTAGTAGTTGTTGCCATACCAACAATAGCGGCTGGCTGTACGGCAGTATCTGCTTTAGCACCCTGAGCTGCAGTAGCATAAGCGTCAGCATCAGTTGCTGCGGCTGTACCCAAATCTCCCGGTTGTGTTGCGGTATCGGCTTTAGCACCTTGTGCCGCTGTAGCATAAGCTTCGACATTAGTTGCAGCTGCAGTACCCAAATCTCCTGGTTGTACCGCGGTATTTGCTTTAGCACCTTGCGCTGCAGTAGCATAAGATGTAGCAGCAGTAGTTGCCGCTGTACCAAGACCTAGGTTGGCTCGAGCAATTGACGGAGAAGCCAAATCACTTAAGTTGTTTGCTTTTGCTAATTTTTCAGCTAAACCTGTTGCAACACTAACAGAGAAGTTAGCGTCATCACCCAATGCTGCGGCCAATTCATCCAGAGTATTCAATACTTCTGGTGCACCGGCTGCCAATGCCGTAACGGCATTTTGTACAGTCTGGTCAATTGCGTTTTGGTCTAGACCATTAGCAAAAGTTGCATCAATCATTGCCTGTACAGCAGTCTGATATGATGCCTGGTTTAATACGCCGGATCCGTCAACGATCTGTATACCGTTAACTAATACTTCACCGGCAACATCTAAACCATTCTGTATTCGAAATTTCTTTTCAGAACTCATTATGTTTTCCTTTAGTTTTATGCAAAGTCAGGAGGGGCAGAATTGCACCCCCCTGAATTTAATTTTTATGCATAATCAA